TTTCAGAACTTAAAAAAGGACCAAATCATACTGCTAAATTTGATGACGAGGGATATGCAAAACATGATGCAAGAATCCAAAATGGATTAATGTTATTTGGTAAATACTTTAGATCATTGTGGGGCTAATATGAAAAAAATTTTTGATTTAGAAAAAGAAGCAACTGCGTTTCTTTATGAAACCGAATATTCATATGGATCAAGGGCAGAACATATGTCCTCTGAAATGGATGTTAAATTTGCTAAAGCTGCCTTTTGCGAAGGTGCTAGAATCATGGCTATTCATTTGATTGAAACACTGGATGAATTCGCGCAGAATAAATCTGAGTTGAAAAGAAACAAATATTATCTAGATGAATCTTTTCTTCTTTCCAAAGATGCTCTAATAAAATACACAAAAGAACTATTTCCAGAATATGAAGAACAATGATCTCGCACTTGATTTTGGGGATTTTGTAGTTTTACCATCTTTCCCGACAAATATTGCTATATTTAATTTGACAGGAGATTTTTCTAAAATTTTAGAAGAGATTAAAAAGAATAATGTGTGGTCTAATGAAAGTAGTGAATTGAGTTCTAATTCGGATAGAACAGAAAATTTAAAACTATTAAATGATTTGCCAGAATTTTATACAAAATTTTTATCTTACTTCAATAAATTTAAAAATCAAATATTGAGGTTAGAAGATGCTGAGTTTGCAATATCTTCCTCATGGGGAACTAAAACAAAAGAAAACGGGTTTTGTCAATATCATTTACACGCCAATTCGTATTATAGTGGTGTTTTCTACTTTCAAGATGTAGTAGAAGGGGGAGAAATTGAATTTGAAAATCCAGCTAGTAATAGAGGAGGGTTTAGTATAAATCCATTGGAATGGAATTATTTTAATTATGAAATTTATAAAATAAAACCAAAGAAAAATATGCTTTTGTTTTTTCCAAGCATTTTACGTCATAAAATTAACAGAGTAAAAGATGTGGGGGATAGATATTCCCTTGCATTTAATTTAGTTCCAGTTGGTGCATTTGGAAGAGGAGATTCTGCTCTTAATATTAGTTTAAATATTTAAAGGATTGTATGCAAGAAATTATAGTTACAAATGAGATGCTAATTACTGCCCGAGAAAAAGCAGTTGAAATGGGAAAACTTTATAGGAGCATTACGTCTGGCGCAGGAAATATTGTTGGGTTTATTGGTGAAGAAATTGCCAAACAAGTTTTAGGTGGAGTACTTGACAATACATATGACTATGATTTGATTTTAGACGATGGTATTAAAGTAGATGTTAAAACAAAATCGACCTCAGTAACTCCTCTATTAAGTTATGACTGCTCTATTGCAGCAACTAATATAAAACAAAAATGTGACTATTATTGCTTTGTGCGAGTAAAAAACGATCTTTCAGTTGGTTGGTATTTGGGAGTTTATAAAAAAGATAAGTACTTGGAAGAGAGTGTTTTCATGAAGAAAGGAGACATAGATCCTTCAAACGGATATGTCGTAAAAGCAGATTGTTACAATATTAAGATTTCAGAGTTAAAACCACTTATAGAAACGGCAGGAGTTGTGTAATGGGTAGAATCGTATTATCATGCAATCATGAAGTATATGATTTTGATTACGCGCACAGTATAATCACCAAAGGAACTGATCGTTACGGCAATTTTGCAATTAAATATAAAACCGTCTGTAGTGTTTGTAAAGAAATGCACAAAACTGAAAATGTATTATTTGAAACACAAGGAGATGCTTATGAGTGGTTAACAAACTTTCAAAATCCAGTTTAAAGTTAGGAGAATATAATGGCAACGTGGAGCGTAAAACCGCAGTGGAAAAAATCAATCATTGAACGTAATTACATGAGTAAAGATAATAATTACATCATGGTTGAAACGGGATGGAGATGGGGTGAATTTTTAGTTTACACTGAAGATGACAATCCACCAAATATTGAATCCGGTGTCAATATCTATAATTGCGGATATGAAACAGAATTAGTTGAAACCAGTGATGGTTGTTGGACTGAGTATGACTTGGATGATACTGATGATGAAATTAGAGAATTTCTTGAAGAGTTTTTTGAAGAAGGAAATTCTTATTATGATTTAGAAGAACAAGGTTGGACTCAAGAACAATGCGAAATGATTATTGATTGCGAGTTAATCATTGAAAAAGTAGAAGAATGAATCATCCCAAAGGATTGAAAGAAACATACCATGAATTGCTAATGAGCCTCTTAGGTAAAGAGGCATTAGTAGAAAGATGGTGGGTATCTAAAAATAAAGCGTTTGATATGATTACACCTTTGGAGATGTATGCAGATGATCCAGAACGGGTTAAACAATATCTTAGGAATCAGTTTGCCCGTTAATTTTTTTATCTGCCTCAACTCTTTCTTTTTCTATGGTTCTACCGCGCAACTGTAGAACCGTATCAATTTTTTGATTTAGGCGAATAAGATCATTGTCAAGAACCCTAATACGATCAATAAGATCAATAAGTATCCCATTTGCTTCGCTCAAGACAGGTTTAACTTCTTTCGTGACCCAAGTCCAAACGTAATATACGAATCCACCCATGCCGAATGCGGCAATGATTGGGAATCCATACTTACCAATTAATTCACCAATATTTTCCATTATATACCTACTCAGTTAATACAATTTGTTTCTTCGCTGCTGGTTTTCTTGTTGTTCTTTTTCTGATAGGTTTTACAACTACTTCTTTGGCATGTTGGATAAAAATCATTAACAGTAATAATGATACATTGATCACTGTAATAAGAATCCATGCAATGTTCATTGATTTTTTGTAGTCACCATTTAATCTGTTATGTACAGCATTATAAAATTCATTTGATGCTTGCATGACAAGAGCTTTGTGTTTTTGGTAATCTTCACCAAACATTGCAATCTCTGCTTGAACTGCTAAAATACCTTGACGTTCAGCATATTTTTCTGGTTCTTTTTCTGCTTTGTAATCTTCAATAAATTTAAATGCTTTAATTTCAAGTTTGGCTAATTCATTGCTGAGTTGTTCTGACTTTAAAATTAAATCTAATTCTGGTTGCTCAAATCCAAACTCTTTAACTCTATCTTTGAATGATTTTCTAGAACCAGATTCATTTGGCAATTCTCCATTACGAACCTGCAAAACTTTTTCAAAATCATTTTTCCATTTATCATTTTTTGTGGTTACATAATATCTGGCGTATGATGTGAGATCGTCTGAACTCTTGGACATTTCTGTTGCAATTTTTCTTGCATTATCTAACTGCGTTAATTGTGATTCTGCTGTTTTAAATACTGTTAGCAATGCAAGAGAAGAAGCAAAAATCAATCCACCTAAAATAAACGGTAATTTTTTATATTCAAAAAACTTATTTAATAACTGATTCATGTTGCTGCCTTCAATAAAAAAGATACTATTTGTTTGACTTCTGCTTGATAATTTGTTAAAATAATTAGTACAACACCTAATACAGCAGTATGCGCTTTTTTATCTGGTTGTGGAGGAGATTGCGGAATAGGTTCTTTTTTGTGCGTTGGGTGTTTTCCCGGCATTTTTTGATACCCCTAATTTGTTAATCTTTTCTGTGGTCATCATGTTCTGCTCTGGCAATGCGTTCATAGTTTGGTCTTAACCCTAAAGCATGACTAGTTTTAATATCAATGGCTTGAACTTCGTTGTTCATAATATCAACCCGTTTATCTAAACCTTTGATAATATTTGACATTGAATTTATAGAACTTGTAACCCCTGCTAAAATAAATTTAAGAGTTAAAAAAACAAAATAACCTGCCGATAATGCTGCGGCAATAGGAAAGCCAACCTCAGTGACTAATTTTAAAAAATCCATTTATAAAAACCACAAAATTTATTGTACAGTATATTTATAAATATAGATATTGACAGACAAGAGATTACGATGAATATATTATTGCTTCTTATCTTTTTGCAATTAAAGCATTATTATGCTGACTTTGTTATTCAAACATATCAGCAAGTGGTGCAAAAAGGAATTTACCGAGATCTGGTTGGCATTAGTCACAGTCTAGATCACGTTTGGACTACGCTCATTGTATTACTTATATTTAATGGATTTTATCCTTTAGCCCCATTAACAATAATTGGATTGGCTTTTTTTGAAGGAATCATTCATTATCATATTGATTTTATAAAAGTAAAGCATGGTGAAAAAAATGCGTCCACTGCACTTTATTGGAATCATTTTGGTATAGATCAGTTGGCGCATCAATTAACATATTTAGCAATGGTAGCTTATATTTTTAATTTAATGGGGATGTAGCATGGAAAGAAAATTAACTACCATATTTTGTGCTGATGTAGTTGGTTATAGTAAAATGATGAGTGCTGATGAAGAAGGCACTTTACGATCATTGAGTGAGTGCAGGTCCATCATTGATCCACTGATTGAAGAGTTTGGTGGTAGAATTTTTGGTTCTGCTGGCGATTCGGTGTTAGCAGAATTTCAAAGTGCTGTTAATGCAACTAGGTTTTCTGTCAAGTGTCAATATTCGTTATATAAAAGAAATCAAAATAATAAACAATCTCCACCTATGAGATTTAGGTTTGGTATTCATTTGGGTGATGTGGTTGTGCAGGGAAAGAATTTAATGGGGGATGCTGTTAACATTGCCGCCAGAATTGAATCCATGGCTGACTATGGTGGCATTAGCATGTCTGAGGTTGTTTACAAAGAGGTAAAAAATAAAGTATTGGATGTTACCTTTGTGGATAGAGGAAAACAATTATTTAAAAATATTCCCGAAGCAATTGGTATATTTTCGATTGAAACTTTGGGTTCTGAAAAAAATCCAAATGTGCAGGTTGAGCATGATAAGACAGTACAAAAGCTAGACGCGACTGGCGTTTCTAATGAGGCCAGTACAGCAGATGTTATCAAGGCAATTTTAAATGATAAAGCAAGTGCTGCCGTGTCATTTGCAGTTGCAGATAGATTAAAAAATACAATGGATAGTTCTAGCGCAGTCAAAGTATTTTTGGCTAGAACGGTTGCCCACAAAGACTTTTCTTCATTTGAAGAGTTGATTAAAATGTCAATTAATAATACAATACCAGAACATCAAAAAAGAGCGGTTGCTGGTGTATTTGAAGCTGGTGCTAGACTGCTGTTAAAACCAGAGTTGCAATTTAAAATCGGAAAGTTATTTAATGATGGATATTTTGGCGAAGATAAGATACCATTGGCTATTCATGTGTGGAAAATCTCTGCCGCTAAACATGAAGAAACAGAAGCTGAGTTGGGATTATTATTAATTAAATCTTCTAAAAAAGAAGATATTGCCAATGGTATCTATCACCTAGAGAATCAAGCCAGACGCAAAAATATGAAATGCCTAGTTGCTTTAGGAAATTATTATTTTGAAAAAAAGGATTATGAGAATGCTTTCCACTGGTTTTGGGTTGCCAGAAAATATAAAGATATTTCTGCTCAACTAGCACTTGAAGTTATTTCCAAAAATATAACTAAGGCGCAATTTGAAAACTATAAAATTAATGCCGATGCATTGGCTGATGAAATTGATTGGAGGTGCAAAACTATTCAGTAAATAAATATTGCTTTGTCATCAAATTGTAACGTGAATATGGTTAAATATTAATATACATTAAAGGGGGATACTATGCTAGTTAATTTACAAGTAGGCAATTTAGGGGTTGATATTGCACTAGATGAGGAAGTAGATATTGATGCAGCTATGGAAATGGTTGGTCGTATTAAATCCTTGGCAGAAGATTTATTGGAATTTAACGGAGTTGAGGTATATATTGCCGATACCACCGAAGAGGAAGAAGAAGAATAACTAAATAGTCTTTTAATTAAAAGAGAAGACTTTGAGTCTTCTCTTTTTTTATGGACTATTGCTAATGCAAAAAACATATAAAAGTATTTTTATAAGTGATGTGCATTTGGGAACCGCTGGATGCAAAGCAGAATTTTTAAATAATTTTTTAAAAAATAATACATGTGATGTTTTGTATCTGGTCGGTGATATTATTGACGGCTGGAAAATTCAGCAAAATAAATTAAAATGGAAACAAAGTCATACGAATGTCATAAGAAGAATTCTTGGACATTCTAAGAGAGATACCAAAGTAATTTATATTGCTGGAAACCATGATGAGTTTTTAAGACCATTAATACCGTTTGGTATTAATTTTGGTAAAATAGAAATAGCAAATCAGCATACGCATGTAGGTGCTGATGGAAAAAGATATTTGGTTGTTCATGGCGATATATTTGATGGCATAACCAGATTATCTCCATGGTTAGCTTTTTTGGGAGACAAAGCATATGATTTTGTTCTTGAGCTTAATACCAAATACAATTGGCTACGTCATAAACTTGGTTTTGGGTATTTTAGTCTTAGCAAATACCTTAAACATAGAGTAAAAAAAGCAGTCGATTTTATGTTTCAATTTGAAAAGACAATAACAGATTATGCAAGAAAAAGAAACTTTGATGGAGTTATTTGCGGTCACATTCATCATGCAGAAATAAAAGAAATAAACGGCATTCTCTATATGAATGATGGAGATTGGGTTGAATCAATGTCAGCATTGGTTGAACATCATACTGGAGAGTGGGAAATAATTTTTTGGAAAAAAGACAGAGATGAAGTGGTTACTAGTACTGATAGCAGTACACATTAAAAATCCTGCTGATATTCCTGCCCGAGTCATGTTTGAATTCGATAACAAAGAGCAATGCGAAAAAAGTTTATCATCAATGGAATATTGGGTAAAATTTGAAAGTTTTAAGATAGACGGAAAATGCATCGTAAAAAAATCCTCATAGTAACTGACAATGTTCCAACCCAAATTAACGGCGTCGTTACAACATTTAAAAACATGGAAAATCATGCTCATTCCAATGGGTTTGATATTGTTTATTGTGACCCCCGGAAGTTCTATCATTTTGATTGTCCCGGTTATTCAGAAATTAAAATCAGTTTTCCGTTCCAAATCGGAAGGCACATTCAAAAAGAAAATCCAGACTATATTCACATTGCCACCGAAGGACCAATAGGGCTTGCGGCAAGGATTTGGCTAGATAAAAAAAAGTGGCGGTATAATACAAGTTATCATACAAACATACCAGAAGCAGTTAAAAAAATTTATGGTATCCCAGAAAAATTAACTTATAGATATATAAGATGGTTTCATAAACATTCCGGGAAAGTTTTGACCACAACAAATAGCATGGTTTCTACTTTAAAAAGATTTGGATTTAAAGGAGAAATAATTTCATGGACAAGGGGAGTTGATAGAGAAATATTTAATTCTTCACTAAGAAATCCCGATAAAAAATTAGTTTTATTGAGTGTAGGAAGAATAAGCAAAGAAAAAAATGTAGAAGAATTTTGTAGACTTAATTATCCACAAGCAATAAAAATTGTTGTTGGAGATGGTCCACAAAAGAAATATTTGGAAGAAAAATATCCAGAGATTAGATTCGTTGGATATAAAACTGGAATTGACTTAGCAGAATATTATGCAAATGCAGATGTTTTTGTTTTTACTAGCATGTGGGATACATTTGGTATTGTTATGATTGAGGCTATGGCATGTGGCACACCAGTTGCAGCTTTTCCCGTTACTGGCCCAATTGATGTTGTTGAAGACGGGGTAACTGGTTATTTGAATTCAAATCTAGATTTGGCAATACAGCAATGTTTGAAGCTAAATAGAAAGAAAGTTGAAGAATCTAGCAAAACTTGGTCATGGGAAGAGTGTTGGAAAATTTTTGCTAGAAACTTAGTTGAAATTGACTTGACAACCAAAAAAAAGTAGTGTAGACTTGATCCTGTTGTGATGGAGGATGTGAATGAGTGATTATATTAAGCATGTTAAGGATGGTTATGTAGCCATCATCACAGCAGAACCATTTGGGGTTGGTTGGTACAGTGTACACGGTATCAAAGAGTTGATTTTTGACCCAAATGTTGTTAAAATGGTAGAAAACAAAACATCTTCCAAGCAAATTATTCGATATTGTAGAGATACATATGGAATGGGCTATTATGCTGGTGCGGAAGCACTAAGAATAATGTGGCTTGCGGAGAATATTGAATTTTCTATCAAGATAGATCGTGATGGTGTAGAAGAAGTCTTGTTGAAAGATGAATTTGACTGGATAACTTCTTAATTTTTGGTTAAATCAAGGAACTTTACTATGTTGGAAAAACCTTACCTTATTGAGTTGGTTTTGTATAGTTGTTTTGGACTTATGGGTCTTGTT